ATGATTGGTGTTTTGTCCGATTTGGATAATGGGGGAGAAGTGTTAGCTAAGATTGCTGCTGACGATGATATAGCAGAAGAAGTTTATGGGATGGCTAACAAGCCAACCAAGCTAACTAAAAAGTTAGTGGAGCTTTCTAAAGAATTGTCAGATGCCAAAAAGCCTAAACCTAAGAAATTTTCTAAAGTGCCCGACCCTGTAGAGCCTGTTAATGGTAGTCGCAGCAATAGCATTACCATTACAGAAGCTGATACTAAAAATATGGAAAGCTATGTAGCTAAGCGTACAAGGCAAATGGAGGAACGGCGTAAGCAGGGGAGAATGAATTGAGCTGTTGGAACGACGCGGCTCTCTACCTTAATGGAGAGAGTGAACCGTAAGTGATTACGGTTTAGCCGACAGCTTAGTGAAGTGTGGGCATTTTTCTAAGTGCCCACACTTTTCTATTGACGGTTCAAAAATTTTAAAATACGTCTAGAGCATAAGCGTTTCTTGGTTCGCATAAACCATGCCCCGCCGCCTTAGTCCGGCTAATGGCTATGATTGCTTGTTAAATTTGCTGCCTCAAGCAACAGCATCACAACATCAATCATTAATCATTTTTAATTTACAACACAGGACTAATTCCTATGGCTGGTAATACCTATCTTACAATTGATATGATTACTGCTGAAGCAGTAATGTTGTTTAAGAATAGTAACCTGTTCATTATGAACATGGATACTCAGTACGATGACCAATTTGCTGTTGACGGTGCTAAGATTGGTGACACTCTCCGCATTCGTCTGCCGTCTGACTTTGTTGTTACAGATGGCCCTGCGATGCAGTTGCAGGACAATACACAGCAGTATACTTCTCTGACTGTTTCTAGTCAGAAGAACGTTGCTACTCCGTATTCTACTGCTGAGCGCACCATGAGTATTGACCGTTACTCTGAGCTGGTTGTGGCTCCGATGGTTAACGCTCTTTGCGGCAAGGTTGCTTCTACGGTTATGCGTGGCTCTGAAGGTGGTGTTTGTAACCTTATTGCCAACACTGATGGAGCTGGTAACATTAGCTCCCCTACAATGGATCAGTTTACGGGAGCTAACGCTATCCTTGACGACCAAGGCGCTACCATGATGGATAGGCGCTGCGTTCAAGACCCCACTTCAGACGCACGCACAGTTAGCTCACTCGCTGGCTTGCTTAATCCTGTTACGGAAATTTCCTCGCAGTTCCGTAGTGGAATGATGAAGTCTGGTTTAGGCTTTGATCGTTTCTTCCGCGATCAAACTGTTATTAAGCATACTACTGGTACATTTAGTGCTGGTGGTACTGTTAACGGTGGTGGTCAAACCACTTCTACCTCTGGCGGTAACATTACTGTTAACGCCATTACAGGTACTCTCCGTAAGGGTGACATTGTTACGTTTGCTAATGTTAACGCTGTCAACCGCGTTACCAAAGAGAGCTTAGGTACATTACGTCAGTTTGTTGTTACTGCTGACGTTGCTACTACCGCTACAACCATTCCGATTTATCCCGGTATGATTGGTCCGGTTGGTGGCTTAGCTGGTGGTGCTGACCAACAGTATCAGACTGTTGACGCTCTGCCCATCAATGGCGCGGCTATGGTGCTTGTTACCCCTGCTAGCTCTGTGTATCGTAAGTCTCTGGCTTACACACAGAAGGCAGTCACAATGGCTTCTGCTGACTTGGTTATGCCCAAGAAAGCAGTTGAAGAAGCCAGCCGCACTAGCTACGATGGTGTCTCTATGCGTATGTTAACGGATTATCTTCCGTTGACAGATCAGCTCGCTACTCGTTTGGACGTACTTTTTGGATTTAAGTACATTCGCCCTGAGTGGTTGTGCGTGGTAGCTGACAAGATTTAATAAGTTAAGGGGCTGGTGATGAGCCAGCCCCTTTTTACTATTCCCATTCGTCATCACTTTGAGATAGAATATCAACTTCAAAACCTCTAGACTTAAGTTCAGCTGCCACTTTATCAGCCTCAACTGAGGGGTATGAACCAGCATTCATCCAAACGTTGTTAACCCAATATCCAACCTGTACCATGTTTTATCTCCATTTGCTGATATTTGTTTATATACGTCCTAATCTACCTGTCAATAGTTAAAATAGGAAAATTAAAAAATGTCTCTTACTGCATTCCCTGAGCCTAAAGATTTAATTCTGCCTTTTGAGCAGATGGTATTAGATGGAAAGTCTATTAATATGCATCCTTGGAGTGTTGAAAACCCCCATCCCGGCTACGGTAAAGACCCCAACATTTTAAATGAATTTGGTCATACCAAGTACCCTATGTTTGTGGGTAACGTTATCGTTAATAACGAGGACGAAGAAAAAGCTGCTAGGGGAGAGCCTAGCGTTCCTGCTGCTCCTACTCCTGTTTCTAATTTGTGGCCTACGGCTAAATAATTATGACTACAGCAAGAGACTTCATAACATTATGCCTTAAGGAAGCTGGTGTAACTGGCGTAGGTCAGACGCCACTACCTGAGGACATTAATGATTGCTTTACGCTCCTAACCCGTATGTTGGATAGGTGGCAAAAGAAGCGATGGATTGTCCCCAATCTTTATGAAGTTTCTGCTCCCGGTAACAATTTAAAATCTAACAGGATTGGCCCCGGTCAATATTACAACACAGCTAGACCTAACAATATACAAGCTGCTTATTTTAAACAATTAAACTCTGGTGGAGTTGAAAACGAGGTTAGCTATCCTTTAACTCCTATTTTTAGTTGGGAAAACTACTCTAGGATAGCATTGAAAAATTTAAATTCATGGCCCGCATATTTCTTTTATGACGGTGCATTCCCTTATGGGAATGTTTACGTTTGGCCTATTCCAACATCAGAGTATGAAGTACATTTAGTTATTAAAGGGCCTATTGGTTTTGATGTAGTAATTTCTGAAGGCATAGTGTCTACTGCTGGTGTTGGTTATACTGATGGAACATATCTTGCTGTACCATTGGTCAACATCACTGGATTTGGTTCTGGTGGAACAGTAAACGTTACTGTAGCCGGTGGAGTACCTACTGTAGATGCTATAGCTGATGGCGGAACAGGTTACAACATTGGCGATATTTTAACTTTAGATACTGCTATTGTTGGAGCTGGTACAGCATTTGAATACACTGTAAATAACGTCACTACTAATTTAGACGCTGAATTTAATATGCCGCCTGAGTATGAGGAAGCAATTCATTACAATTTGTGCGTTAGGATAGTGGCTCATTATCAAATGCCCACAAATGCCGTACAAGGTAAGTTAGCTAAAATTGCATTGAACGATATTAAAAATCAAAATGCTCAGATACCTACTTTGGGTATGCCTGCGTCACTTAAGTTTGGCCGTAATAATGGCTCTGGCTTCTATATCTATAATGCGGATATGCGGTGAGAGTAGAACTTATAAGCGCACCATATGACGGAAAAAGCATTATTGCATCAGGGCAAGAGTGCGTAAATCTCTATGCCGAAATTAATAGTAAAGACCCTCAAGCTCCAGCTAAAGTTACTTACTACTTAACTCCCGGTACAACTGCTTACGCTGACCCTTTATTTGAAAAAGCAGCTAGAGGCTCTTACCGTACCAGCTTAGGTACTGCTTTTTACGTGGTTGGGCAGAACGTTTATTTTTTAGCATCTGACCAAACATTGATTTTTATAGGTGCTATAGCAGATAGAGCTAGCCAAATCATATTTTCTGATAATGGGCTAGTTTGCGTTTTTGTAGATGGTGTAAACGGGTATGTTATAGATTTAGCTACTAATGCATTAAGTATCATAATTGACCCTAACTTTTATGGGGCAGATTATGTAGCTCTGTTGGATACATTTTTTATTTTTAATGTTCCAGACACTAATCAATTCTATATCAGCGTTTCAAATGCTGATTATACTTTGCTGACTACTACTGGCGCGTTTGACCCATTAGACATAGCGGCAAAGGCTGGTTTCAATGATCCTATTGTGGGCATTGTTACAATCCATAGAGAGCTTTGGCTTATTGGTGAGTTAACATCTGAAGTTTGGATTGGTACTGGAGCTGCTGACTTTTATTTTCAACAGGTTCAAGGCGCATATATCAATCATGGTTGCGCTGCTCAATACTCTATGGCGACTATGGATAATTTTGTTTTTTTTATTATGCAGGATCAGCAAGGTAACGGCATAGTTGTTCAAGGTGGAGGCTATGAGTTAAATGAAATATCAACACCTAGAACAGTTAAAGAATTTAAAAGCTATTCCACACTAGCTGACGCTATAGGTTTTTGTTTTCAAATTGAAGATCATGCTTTTTATTGTTTAATATTTCCTACTGCTTCTAAGGGTTGGATGTATGACCTGTCTACTAAACAGTGGAATGAATGGAATTGGTGCGATGAAAACGGAAATCTTTTAAGACCTAGAGCTAACTGCTGCATGTTTGCTTATAATGCTAATTTAGTTGGAGATTGGGAAAATGGTAGACTTCTCCAATTATCAGCTAGCGTTTTCATGGATGAGGATCAGCCTATAGTTAGAATTAGAACATTTCCCCATATGACTGACAACAATCAAAAAATAACATACAATAGTTTTGATTGTGATTTGCTACCGGGTACTATTACAGATCAAGAGGACACACCTGAAATTAGCTTAAGTTGGTCCGATGATAAAGGCAGAACTTACGGAAATCCTGTAAAGCAGTCTATGGGTAAGACTGGAGACTATAGGGCTGTTCCGTCTTGGAATAGGTTAGGTATGGCTAGAGATAGAGTGTTTAAATTGAGTTGGTCTACCAATAACGATATGTCATTAAATGGTGGCTTTATTGATTTAAAGAAAGCCAGTTCATGACACAACCTGTACCAAATTTAAAAAGTAAATTGGTAGATAAATTTGGTTTTTTAATTCCGCCTTGGAATAGTTTTTTTCAGCAATTGGTACAGCCTGCTCCTGCTGTTGTTAGTGTTGGTGTTAGCAGTACACCATTTACCGCCAATGCTAACGGTACTTTAATTATTAAAGGGGCTACTACTATTACGCTAACTAGAGGTACAGTTAGCATTAGTTTGACAGGGCAAATCATTATCCCTATCGCCGTTAGCGATACTGTATCATGGACGGGTACACCTACATCAGTGCAATTCTTGGGAGCTTAGTGTGGGCATAGAGCTAATAAATAATTTAAGAGATAAGACTTTCGCACTTGAAGCAGTTATGAAAACTATGCCTCAAGTAGAATTGAAAGTGGTACATCATTTTTCTAAAGGTGTTTATGCTAGGGAATTACACATACCAGCTGGAGTTACTTTAGTTGGGGAAATTCACAAATTTAAAAATTTAAATATCCTCTCCAAAGGAAAGATGCTAGTGACTACTGAGGAGGGGATGACGGAAGTTGAGGCTCCGTTTACTGTTGTGTCTCCTCCCGGTACTAAGCGTGCGGCGCATACGTTAACAGACTGTGTATGGACTACAATACATGGAACAGATGAAACTGATGTTAACGCGATAGAGACTGAATTTATTGCCCACACTGAAGAAGAATATTTAGATTTTGTTGGTGCTAACCAACTCAAATTAGGATTTGGCTAATGGCATGGGTAGCAACAGCAATAGTAGGGTCAGCTGTAGTTGGAGCTGGTGCTTCTATTTGGGGAGCAAGCAAAGCTGCCGATACACAGTCTAA